TTTGTTTTCTCCTCTGTCCATAAGTGTATTGCTATTATAGCATAATGAATAATCTTTAGTAAGTCTCCTTGATTCTTGTACTCTCCTGTAACAGGATTAGGTTTCTTACCATATCTCATTGCATACTTCATTATGTTTCCTATACAAAAGGCTTCTCCGTATCCTGCATCTATTATCATATCCGTTGCTTGATACTTTCCGTAGCCATAATGTCTTTCATATGTGCTGTCTACATATCTTTTGATTTGTTCGATTGTGTAATGTTCATTAAACTTATAATGTTCATCCATTATCTTATGTGCTTTTTCCATTAGTTCTTCCATATTAATCTTCCTTTTCTTGTTTATTTTTAGGGTAGTAAACATTTACAAAAGAGCCACATATAGAACAAGAAAGATTACTAACTACAGAATACTCATCGTCCTCATCTTCAATGTCGTGATCTCCTCCCCATATTAATTTGTTATTGCAATGCCAGCAGTTCATTCTTTTCTCCAACTATCCGGCAAGTTATCTCTACTAAACCATCTGAATTTATTCTTCTCTGCCCACTCAGCGTGGCTTCGTTTAGTTCCATCCTTTCGTTTCTTAGCTGCAGGCATAGGAGCATAAGGATCAGAGAATAAAAACACCAGCTCACACTCTTCCGGCAATACTTTTCTAATCCATATGTACTTACTGTACTCAGGATAATCCCAGAACCTACCTTTTGCTTCAAGGTAAATAACTTTATCGTTAATAATCTTTATAAAATCCGGGTGATATTTATGTTCAATCGTATATTCTAATATACCATTATGGTGTTCCCAATTCTTTAATTCTTTTTGATGTAACTCATACTCCCATTTAGAATCATACCCTTTAGGTAATCCCTTATCAACAGGTCTTTTCTTTCGTGGCTTTCTCATTAGTGTACTTCCCCGCTTAAAGGAATGCCGTCCATGCCTTTTTCTCTAAGCATTATTTCTTCTTTTGCTAGATCTTTTAGCTGGGTTATTAGATCTGTTTCTATTTCTGATAGATGCGCACCACCAAACAACGCACCGCCTATTGTTATAATCAACTCGTCAAGCTGTAGGTTTTCAATACTGCTCATAGCGTTTCATTAACTCCTTTAATGTTATGTTATTGTTCTTTTTAATTTGTTTTTCTATCCATTTATCTGACATAAAAGATAGGCGCAAAGTTCTTTGTTGCATGAAATATTTTTGATCAGGCATTGCGTCTGCTAGTCCTTCTAGTGTAACATATTCTTCTTCAGGAAGCAAGCTATTTATCCATGCAACCTGCATGTTTCTTGCTTTTTTCCTAAGTTCTTTTGCTTTCTTACCTCTCATTACAATGTCTCCTGACTAGAATCATAATTCTTTTCAAGCTTCCAGTAATCTAAGATACTATTAAACATTCCTAGATGCTTGGCATGAGATTCTTTATCCCAAATGTAACAAGAAATAAGAGCAGTATCTTTTCTGTCTATAAAAATAGAAACTCTTTCAGGATCATCGAACCCACAGCCTTGAGCATAGGCAGATAATTGCATACCATGACTATCATAGACCAAGCGTTTAGGATCTTTACCTGCAAGGTTATCCTTGGTCTTGAAGTCTACAAAGATTCCTGATTTAGAATATAGATCTATCATACCACCATAGCCTTGTGTAGCACAGAAAGAATCCTCCGCTATCCATTCTTCATCGGGGTAATGTTCGTCTAAATATTTCTTAACTTCTTTGTATGGTTTGTTGGTAGAGGTCCCAAGGAATCCTTTCTCAATCATTGCGTGGATTTTAGTACCTCTTTCAGCAGCTTCTTTACCAACCTTCTGTGAGTCTTGTCGACACCGATAACTAAAAGATTGTAGAGATTCTCCCTTATGTCTTTCCAATGTCAAAGCAGAATTTAAAACTTGATTCATCTTCCAGTTTTCTAGAGAAGGTTTAGCAATCATGT